CCAGTCAGCTGTTTCTTTTGTCCATCCAGTATCTGTTGTAAAATTTCCGTTTACACATAGTTCTGGAAACAACTCAACCGATTCTATTTGTCCGTTACTTTGTGTGCTTGTCGTATATGATACAGTTCTTTGTGTTGCTCCAGCAGAATCCAAGAATAATATAGTTGGATTTTTTTCTGTGTATATTGGTATTCTATAATCTGCAAGAGGTGGTGTATTTATATCTCTTTGAGACATCAACAAAGCTCTGTAAAAAAGTGAAAAGGTGTTTGGTTCTTGGAAATATAAGAAACTATCAAAAGCTAAATCTGTGCTTATTGTCTGTGATAATTGTACACCATTCCCATCCTTTGCAGTTAAGATAGTTCTTACCCATTTAGCAGAACCCTCAGCTGTTGTATCATAGTCCCCATTAAAAGAAGCGTCTAAATAGTCTCTTATTAGTTCAGCTATTTCAAAAGATATCTGTGTTGTGGTTAATATTATTTGTTTACTTAAAGAATAAGTTGGTGTGCCAGTATAGCCAGTTGTTTTATCTCCAGTATAAATTTCTATATCTAAAGTTGCAGTTGCTAAATCAGTATCTGTTACAGATATAAAGTAGGGACTCCTAGCGTTTATTATTGCCATTGGTTGTAAATTTTAATAGTTCTTCAACATCTAATTCGTATGCTTTTATTATGTCTGCATCTAATCTCTTAAATGCTCTTTCAAATGGTTTAGTAAAAAATAAACTTGGTTTTATACCATTATTAAAAATACCTCTTGCAATCATAAACTGTAATGATTTCCTTGAAATGAATTTACCTTTCTTGTCTCTTATTCCTTTTAACCCTTTTCTTACTATCCACTTATCTAACTTGCTTGGTGGTGGCATCTTATCCTTGTAACTAAATGGAGTATTATATTTTACCTTCTTTCCACTTACACCCTTGTCTTGATAGATACCATATTCCTCCATTAAGAAACTTAGAGCAAAGCTATTTGGACTAACAGTTAAATCATAATCTAAACTATTGTACAAGTCCTTTGAACTATTCTTTTTGCCCTTTGTTAGATTCGTTCTTGATTGTTGTATAACATATTTTGAAAATCTATTTAGTTCTTGTTGAACATTCTTTAACATATATTTATATCGTTATTTACAATAACATCAAATGTCATTGCCCAACCAGCCATCTCATTTTCAAACCTATCGTAGAATGGTTCTAAATTAGTTGTTCCTTCTAATTGGTATAAGTCTTGAAATAATGTGCCACCTCTTAACACTTGTGCTAATTTATTAAGTACTGCTAACTGAGTATTTAATATATCTTGTTCATTGTTATTCCCTCTGAATATATCTACAGATTTCTTTTTCGAAATATTAACAATATCCATAGACAAAACAGATAAATTGAAACGCAAAATGTTGTCATCATTACTTACATTATTTACAATTATGTGTGATAAAGGATAAATAGTCTGCTTTGATAAATCAATATTTGTTATATCCCCAGTCGTAACTGTTTTTACATTTGGGTCAGATAACAATTGAGTCTTTATTGTTTCCGTTACTTGGTAAAATCCTTTCATTAAAATTTACTTTTTATTTGTTGTGCTTCTATCTCTGCTTTCTCCTTCTCAAATGATAACATTGTTAAACATTGATGTGCGTTTAATTTAGTGATATCTTCAAGCCTTGCAACATCTCCTCCAGCGAGAGCATAAAGTGATTGATACCAACCCCATTTTCTTCCAAAATTAGCTGCTCTTGTATATCCTCCATCTCCTCCAGATTGGAATAAAGTATCGTATGTTTCGATAATTCGAGTCCTAAATTCAAGAAAAAAAAAACTGCACCAATTGCTGCATCAAGAGGCATATCTTTTAACGCTTCTGGATTTGATACATCGTAATCTTCAATACTATATTTATCTCCTTTCTTTATTTTAATTGGTCTGTATAATACGTTCATTGCTTTGTGCATTTCTGCCCAACTAATAATATTATTATCTAAATCAATATACTCTCCTAAACTCATTTCGTCTAAGTCTGGAATAAATCCATATTGAACTCCATTCAATGTAAACTTCTCAACGTGATTTGGTGTTACAGATAACATCTCATTTAGTATATCAATTATAGCTGATACACTTGACATCTTTAACTTGTAACTATCAGATAAAGGAATACCACAAAATATTTCTATCATTTTAGCATTGAGAAAATTACCCTCTGGATTCTCTTCAGCTATCTTTAAGAACTTCTGATACTGCTCTAATGTAATTTCGTTTAACGATGTTGGTACTGTAATTTCAATCTTCATACTTATATAATGATAATAGTCTATATTTTTATAAAAAAACCCTTACAAATTTCATAAGCTTTTGATAATAATAAAAAATGATTTGGTCTTGTTGGTTTAGATATGCGTATTTCTTTACCAGTTTTATGATGTATAAAGCATTCAACAACTGCAATCATCTGTTCGTTGCTCATTACCTTATAAAGTATTTCCCCTTGTTTGGATTGCTTAACTGAGATGTAATAGCGTAACGACAACTATCAATGCAATGGTCAAAACCTTGAATCGGTTTATTAATAGTATTCCCCTCTCTGTCTTTCATCCAAGTATAACTTTGCAACTCTTTAATTAAGTTCTTGCTTCTGCTTGTTACAAATATTTTGTTCTGGTTAATTAGATTTATTCCATATACAATAGAATCCTTACCCTTAGTACAAGGCAAAACATTATGTCTGTATGTTCTTAATTCTGCTATTGATTTTGGTTCAGCAGAATCTGCATAAACAATCTCTTTTACATTGTGTTCTTTTAACAGATTTGAGATATCTACATTTAAAAGTTTCTTTTGATATATTATTTCATCAAAGATATATGAATCATTGTATTTGTATAATCCTATTAAAGTTGTTGGGTCATTACTATATCCAAAATCCATTCCATAACATAATAATCTTGCTTCTTCTGGTAGTTGCTCCATCTCCTTCCAATCCTTTATGCATACACCCTCTAAACTTCCTATCTGTCCAAGTCCGTAAACCTTCCACCAGTTGCTCCAATATTCGCTTGTCTTTGCTTTCTCTCTTGCTGATTCAATATCATCTACAATGGTTTGTGGTAATGCTTCATTATCCAAATAAGTAAGTGTAATAAAATCTGCATCATCATTACCAACAACTTCTTTATGCGCCCAAAAGTTTGCAGTAGGGTTAAAGTCAATCCAAATATCTCCAGAGGTTCTAATTGCTAATTGATTGTATGCTTCAAAAGGAACATTGTTTGCTTCATTTACATACAATACATTCCTTCTTGCTCCTCTTAATTTATCTGGTTGTTCTACTGAAAAGAATTCTATGTAACTTCCATTTGTAAAGGTGTATTTTAAAGCTGACCTATTCCATTGATTATCTCTAAACCGATTAGTTGATACCATAATCTTTAGAAAGTCTTTCATTGCTCCTCTTCGTAAATGTGGAATTGATTCAGATACTACACTTGTTTCTGTTAGTGGAAATCTAATACACCTATCAATAAGAATTGGAATGATGCCAAATGTCTTACCAGCAGATGTACCTCCTTGAATGACTTTTTTACGCTTTGTAAGAGCGTGTAGTTTCTTTATGGCAGTTGTTGATTGAAACAATATTATAATTCGAATAAAGGTTGCTCTGATGTAATTGAGATGTCTTTGGTCTCCTTTGGTTTACCAGCATAATAGTTATAGAACATTTGAACGTATTTAAAATTACCTTCCTCTATTCCTTTTTCAAGTGCTTCAAATGCTTTAGGTTCTAATGGAGTTAACCTCTCAATCATTTTAACCTCTTCAGATTTACTTTTACGCCCAGCGTTTTTATTCCCTCCGTTATTTTTTCTTTTGTCTTCCATAATCAAATAAAATCATTAATGATATAGTTATATAATGAAAAAAACACTACTTTTTATAATAGCTCTTCATCTAAATCTGCAATCCATTTAATTAGCTTTGGCTTATCACAACAAATTTCTTGATACTTATGATTAAAATATTTTGAATGAAGCCTACAGAGAGTTTTCCAATCTGCATTCAACAACCTTGATGTGGTTCTATCTTTTACTCCTCTCCAGATTATTGTATCTTCTGATTCTTTTTTTGGTTCAGCTTTCCACTTCTTATATTGCTTATATTCTTTTGAACGTTTATCAATTGTTACAAAGTAACCTTCTTTTTCAAGCTCTCTAAATTCCTTATCTACCATAATTCAATTAATTTTTTTACCTCTTCTTTATACTCGCTAATTGTATAGTCATAAACAAATTGACCTTCTTTTTTTATAGAAATTTCTTTTGCTTTTGTAAAATATTGATTAATTTCATCACCTTTAAGAAAACCTTTTTCCCATAAAACAAATAACGCTTTAGCAAATTGCTCTTTGTTTTTTGACTTTAACCATAAATCATATTTTTTACCACTATAAACCTCGCTTTCCTTGTGGCAACTATAGCAAAGCAAGTGAATATTATTTAAATCATCGCTACCTCCTTCGCAAACTGGTACAATATGGCATCTTTCTACAACTATTATTTTATCATCAAAAGAAATTAAACCACACTTAAAGCAAGTATTGTCGCTACAAGCCTTTTTCATTTTATTTTCCCAAAAGTAAAATATATCTTTTCTTGAAGGCATTTTTCTTTTTCTGCCCATAATTAAAATAATTCAATATGATTTAAATTCTCTTGTCGTTGCTTACACTTACATTCTGGATATAGTTTCTTCCATAGCCATTTGATACCAGTATAATATGTGATGCGTTCAATTAAGTTTCCTAGTTTCATTCTTTTATTTATTTATCTTTTGTTTTAACCTTTTTTTAACCTTTCTAAACGTATTATATAAAGAATGGTATGATATAGTTGTTTTATTACTTAACTCTGTTATAGTGTAATCATTTTGAATCATATTGTATACTTTCCTATCATACCAATGTAACCTTTCTAATTCATCTTCAACTTTATTGTTTTCTGTTTCAAAATCAATATACTCTCCAGATTCTAAGTTATAAACTAAATCAATTGATTTCTTCCCTTCTTTTTCCTTTCTTTTCTTTAGCTGCAAGAATGAGGTTTTTAATGTCAAGTAGATATAATAATAATTTACATCATCCCCATAAGAGATGTCTAAACCTTTTGTCAGCATCTTACCAATGATACAGTACATATCCCCAACGATGTCTTCAGCTTCTTCTTGTGAGCATCCAAATTTAAGAACTGTGTTAATCCACTTGTTATGTGCGTTAAATATTTTTTCAAGCATTGTATTAGTTTTCTAAAAGATAAGTATTTTAAATTATATAAAAAAAGATATTTATTAACACTTTAAAAAAGGGTATAGCTACCCCAAGTCATCTAAGTATATTTTTATTATAATATCAAGAGATATGGATGTATCTGAATACATAAGAGTAAATCAGTTATTAAATAAACATATAATTATATAATGCTTTTAGAATGACTTTTTATAAAAAAACAGTAACTATTTTTATTATTTATATTTATTTTAAATAATCTATAAACCACAGTATCCAGAATCACATTCATTAAAATCATTATCAAATAATTCTGTTTGTGTTTTCCATTTAATAATATCCTTATACATTATATCACTTCTCCATTTACTTTTGTTTGTTTCTTGGTCTGCAAACCATTGCATTTTCTCTGGATGTTTGTTGTGCATCTTTTTTAAAAGCAGAGGGCTTCTCCACCAACAACCAACGCAATTATTCATATAAGCAAACCTTACATTTTTATCCTTCCAAAACTCTTCTATTGTATCTTTATAGATATTATCATTAATTAATGG